TGGCAACAACTCAAGGAGCAATTGATTTAGAATCATGGGGAGCAGATGCAATTCGTGTTGGTATCGGTGGAGGGTCACTCTGTACCACCAGAATTAAAACAGGTTTTGGTGTACCAAATGTTACGTCTTTACATGATTGTTCGTTAGTAGTAGATGTTCCAATTATTGCGTGTGGTGGTATCCGTACCAGTGGAGACATTGCCAAGGCATTAGCAGTTGGAGCACAGTCGGTTATTCTCGGTTCGCTTTTAGCAGGAACAAAAGAAGCGCCGGGAGCAATTCTTGAGAAGTCCAATGGGTTGTATAAACGTTATCGTGGAGCAGCATCTCTGGAAACTAAGACCGTTCATGGTCAAGTAACCAGAAATGTGGAAGGAGAATCCACGGTGGTTCCGTTCAAGGGTGGAGTGAAATTCGTTGTGGAAGGTTTGTTGGATGGACTACGGTCAGCATTGTCGTATGCTGGAGCAGATTCGTTACGGACTTTTAAACCTGAAGTCATTCAAGTCACGAATGCCGGAATGAACGAAGCACGACCACATCTTTTGTGAGGATATTATGGATAAATTTATTATAGTAATAGCAGCAATACTTAGTTCAATATACTTTACTAACAATCCACCAAATATTACAATTAAACCACTCCCATTATCGGAACCCACGCCAGTTGAACAGTTTATTAAACGAGTTGCTCGGATTGAGAGTGGTGGAAATCATAAAATTGTGAATAGATTTGGTATGATGGGTAAATACCAGTTTAGTATGCCGGCAGTTCGTGCAGTAGGTATTAGAGCTTCCCAGAAAGAATTCTTAAATAACCCCACGTTGCAAGACACAGCAATGGTTCGTCTTATGAAGTTACATGAACGTGTACTTTCTCATTATATTGAAAAATATGACGGAAAGACAGTTCATGGAATGAAAATGAATCGTGCGATGATTTTAGCAGGTGCACATTTTGCAGGTGCTGGTGGAGTTCAGCAGTTTTTTAATGGACGGATTACTGCCGATGGAAACGGCACTACAATAACAAAATACATGTCGTACTTTACCGACTTTCACCTACCAGAAATTTGATTATGGTCTTGACAATTACATTAGGATTGATTAGTATTATACTAAGTTATGTAGTATGGAACTTGTTACGTAAACTAGAAATGTACGAACAGACTGTAGAAGAATTCTACAGTCGTTTGTCTATTACATTACATACCATACGTACAATTGATGAAAAACAAATGTTTGAATCGGACGACGAAGTTGGGGAAATGTTTTCTCAATTAGTAGACACCATGTCTACGCTTCGTCCTTTACTATATGGAATGGAGCAGAATGAAGAAAAAGAAGACTGATTTAGAAATCCGACGAGCAAAATTGGGTAAAGTTTATTTTACCGATGATACGGAACGAGCAATAGTAGAATATAATAAGACCGATGATGCGGAATTACGAGAAACTATATTCCGAGAACGAATACACCCGCCAATAGACAAACTAGCAGAAAATATTATCAATCGGTTCAAGTTTCCATACATAGACGGAAGCTTTGAAGACGTAAAAAACCAAGTAGTATCATTTTTAGTACTCAATCTACATAAATATACTGAAAATAAAGGAAAGGCTTTCTCGTATTTCTCAGTAGTGGCTAAAAATTATCTAGTTTTGAATAACAACAACTCGTACAGAGATGAATTGCGGTCAACATATGTGGTTGACAGTTCCTCTGACGAGTCTTTTTTGTTAGAAGAAGTCTTAACGACGAAACCAGAGGTCGAATCCACTCAACGTGATACTAGTGATTTTGTGGAATTATTGATTCAGTACTGGGATTTTAATTTAGATCGTGTTTTTAAGAAAAAACGTGATCGGGAAATTGCAAATGCAGTTGTAGAGTTAATGAAACGGGCAAATACCATAGAAAATTTCAATAAAAAAGCCCTATACGTATTGATTCGTGAAATGACAAACAATAAAACGGTACATATCACTAAAGTAATCAATAAAATGAAGGTCCATGTCCTTGAACAAATGAAAGAATACCGTAGTTCTGGATATTTGAGTGATCCATCCATGCTTTTCGTCTATAATCAAGAAAAATAACTATTTATACCATAGACCTTTCTTGAACGGGCGGTAAACTATGTCGTTTAATACGGAAATCTTTGAAGGAAAGACATTAGCAGACTTATTTTCTGACGTATACAAAAATAGTGATAAAAAACGGGAACAAATCAACCAATTTGTGGCAAGTATGGTCAAGTTGATCAGAACGCCTGAAGATGCGGCAGTTTTGGGACCAGTTATTAAAGATTTTCTTGATGTAAACGTCAGAAACGACGAACATATCGTTCGTCTTGCTCAAATTGCCCAACGTATGGTGTCAGTTTCATCTAAAGGTTCTTCTGACACTATGTTATTGAGTGAAGAAGAGAAAAATCAACTGTTAAAAAACATAAAAACGGATTTTGAGTCGGTTATAGCAGAGCAAGATGATATAGAAACTACGTTAGAGAGGTTAAATAAGTAATATGGCCTCCGGAGATAGATATGTAGTTCGCACAGGGGTGGGCGGAATACTCAATACTTCTGCACGAATAGATACTGCTCGTTCTGTACCAAACCCATTTTATGAAGGAATTGTGGTTGATGTAATCGTTGACCACATGCACCCACAATATGCAAAAGATGGTTATAATGTAGGAGCAATAAAAGTCAGAATTTTTTCCGTCCATAATGCACGAGACGACGAATTACTTGATTGGGCAAATCCTTTGGATTCTACAATACAAGAATTTCCATTGTTAGGGGAGCAGGTAGTAATACATAAAGTTCTAGGAAACTTTTTCTATCTTAGAAAGACATTTTTAGCACATCGTTTACAAGAAAACGGAATGCTAAATTTAAACGATGCATTAAATAATAGAGTTCCAAAATCTAGTAATGCGGCAGTCTCCTCTAAAAAAGAATTATCCGTAGAAAAACATAAATTTGGAGAATACTTTAAACCAGATAGTAGAGTACGTCCATTAAAACACTTTGAAGGTGATGTAATAATTCAAGGACGTATGGGACATTCTATACGGTTTGGATCTAGTCAGATAGATCCAAGTAGTAAAAGTATGGCTCCAAATATAATTCTTCGTACTGGACAAGCAAAAGACGTAGAAAAAAATAAATGCACTACAGATAAAATTTTTGGATTAATTTTAGAAGACATTAATAATGATGCGTCTTCTCTATGGATGACATCTGATCAAGTAGTGCCGTTTGAGCCTATTACGATAAATGCAGGGTCATTTTATCGATCAATCTTAAATGCTCCTCAGAAGTTTGATAAGGCACAAGTCATAGTAAATTCTGATAGAATTATATTAGATGCTAAGAAAACGCACATTATGTTGTTTTCAAATGAAGAAATCTATTTGAATAGTTTTAAACGAACGTCTATAGATTCCGATGAGTGTATTATATTCACCGCAAACCTAGACATACAAAGTAAATCAAGTAGAAATATAGATAATGTTGCAGATGAAGACTTTACCGTAAAGGCAGGTAGTGACATTTCTTTACTAGCTGGAGAAAAGGTATCTATTGCTGCTAAAAAAATTCATATTGGCGGTATTCAAAATGACGTAGAACCGGTTGTAGGTGGAACAAGTTTATCAATTTTTCTGGCAAGATTAATTCAAGCATTGATGGGACTGGGTATAACCGCCCCACAAATACCTACATACCAATCAGTAGCTTCACCAGTACCCACTACCGTAGTTCCTCCCGTAGTACCAGGACCAGCAACACTCATACATGGTTTTGTTATGGGTATGCCAGTTCAGTTATCACCGCTTGTGATGTCTGCATTACAGGCATTATATTTAGAATTACTACCACCTAATGCCGGATCGCTTAAGCCATTACCATATTCTGGGGCACCTTTTAATAGTAACGATGTATTTATTTCTATGGCAAATGAAGATACGTCAATTGGTATAGTTAAAAATGAATTTGATCCAGGCGAACAGATAAAAACAGAAAACAGTGAATGGGTTTTGGAAGAATCTTACTATAAGGTAACATAAGATGTCAGATGCTATATCCAATGCAATAAACACTGCAAAAAAAACAGGAACAGCAGCTGCTTCAAACGCAGCTAGTGCGGCGGTTAGTTCTGCAGCAGATGCCGCCAAAGCAGCATTACCTCCTGCTGCTGGAGCTGCTGCGGATAAGTTAAAGAGTTTACCTGTAAACAAAGACCCTGAACTGCTAAAAAAACAAGCAGAGGCAGAAGTTTTGAGTAAAAAAGCACAAGCAGAGCAATTGGCTTTGGTTGCAAAGGATCTGGCAATTGAATATGGAAAAAAGAAACTGATAGAATTAGCAATAAAATCAATACCGTTTCCCAAATTACCAGTATTGGATCCAAAGATAATACAGGCTGTTATGCTAGGTTTACAAGCACGAGAAATGTGGAAACAACGAAAATCAATGAGTAAAGATAATTTAAAGAAGGGGAAGGATGCATATTCGTATCCATTAAAACCAAAAGTAACAAAACCCGAACCACCCGAGGTAGTAGAAATACCGACAAATAATATTAAACCCAAAGAACCCACGGAACCAGAAGGTACCAGAGTCGTGGCAGAAAATGGATGTACTATTACCGTACGAACTGCAACTATTAGACGAAATTTAGATGGAGCTAGACAAGAGGCACAGAACGAAGCTTTGACGAGACTGAGACAAAAGGGATGCATTCTTACAGCAGCAACGGTTATTACGGTTACGGAATCGAAATCTGTCCCGGGTGAAAGACCTAATTATCCGTTAAACATAGCAGAAGTCAAGGTAGAAGGGAAATAGATCAATAAAATTTAACGTATAACATGAGAGATATATATGGACAAGCAACTTTTGAAAGCTTATATTAGAACAATTGTTGAAGAAGAAGTTCAACGAGTATTACCAAAACTACTAAACGAAGCTGTTGCAGAAATTAAACAGTTGTCAGAAACTAAAACTAATCAACCAGCAAGATCAAAAATTGATCGTTCACGGTTGGCAGAGATGATGGGCATTACCTATGACGGTGAAACGTTGCATGCAACTACAAACAAAGCTCCTCTTCCAGAAAATGTACCCCGAGACGTAGATCCTGACGTAGTTAAGGCGGTAACCAAAGATTATTCTGCTCTTATGAAAAAGATGGGATTGGGTTGAGATAGTATATGGCACAAGGACTTGGCATCACTCTACCAATACAACTAGGAAATACTGGATATTTTCAACAAGGGTTTGATACCTTGACGCAAGTTAGATCAAACTTTATTAATTTGATACTTACTAGAAAGGGGGAACGTGTACACCAACCAGAGTTTGGGTGTGGTATACACGATTACCTTTTTGAGCAATTAACCCCAGAAAATATAGAAGGTGCCAGGTTATCAGTTATAGATGCAGTAGAACGATGGATGCCGTTTTTGGAATTAATACAATTTGAATTAAATGATGCACCAGAAGATTTAGACAACAATAGACTTCGTTTGTATGTTGGATATCGGTTAAAAAGAAACCCAAACATCAGAGATACTATTATCCTGACGTTTTAGGAGATAATCAATGGCAGTAAATCAGTCAATAACTAAAAAGTTCACACCGAATTTTAAAGACGTAAATTATCTAGCAAAAAATTTCCCAGAATTCCGTCAAAATTTGATTGAATTTGCTAAGTCGTACTATCCAAATACATACACGGATTTTAATGAAGCATCCCCCGGTATGATGTTTATTGAAATGGCAGCATATGTCGGCGATGTCATGTCATTTTATATTGATAATCAATTTAAAGAAAATTTATTACTATTTGCAAAAGAACAACGAAACGTCATAGCAATATCTCAAGCATTGGGATACAAACCAAATCTAGTTTCGCCTGCAACTGTAGAGGCAACAATTTATCAGATGGTACCCGCACTTGGCGCAACATTTAATTACGAGCCTGATAAAAAGTTCTTCCTAAAAATTTTAGCAAATTCAAAGTTCTCCTCCGACACAGATTCACCACAAGTATTTACTTCCGTGGAAGATGTAGATTTTGCAGATGCTTCAAATAGAGATTTTACGATTCTATCTAGAGATAATAATAATGCTCCAACTATGTACGTGGTTTCTAAGAAAATTAAACTAGTTGCAGCAACGTCTAAAACTATAACATTTACATTTGGCTCTCCACAAAAATTTACACGAGTAGAAATTCCAGATACAAATATTATTTCTATAACAAATGTAACCGATTCCGATGGAAACGTATGGAATGAAGTTGATTATTTGGGACAAGATCTTATTATAGAAGAACGTGACGTAGGTAATAGAAATGCTGATGGATTTTTGAGTAATGGATTGATTGCCACTGGATCACTTGCACCTGCAAAATTAGCAGTATTTAGAAAAAAACCTCGTCGATTTGTTACTAGAATCAATGACTCACTTAAAATGGAAATGTGGTTTGGTTCGGGTACGGGGGACGTAGACGATACTATTATTAGTTTAAATGCTACTCAGATTGCAAACTCAAAATATAATCAAGTAATTGCAAATCAATCACTGGATCCATCCGATTTCATATCATCAGATACGTTCGGTATAGCACCAGCAAATACTACCTTAACCGTTACCTATTTAGTTGGTGGTGGCGTTGAATCAAATGTTCCATCCAATACGATCACGTTGGTAGATTCGGTAAGTGTAGCAAATAGAACCACGGATTATGCACCAACTGAACAAAATTTATATGCACAAGTACTTTCAAGTATAGCAATTTTAAATGAAGAACCTGCTCGTGGTGGTGGACGAACTCAGACGATAGAAGAAATACGTCAAAATGCATTGGCATTCTTTAATGCGCAGAACCGAGTAGTTACTGACAAAGATTATATTGTACGTACACTTGCAATGCCAACTAAATTTGGTCAAGTTTCTAAAGTATTTGTTGTTCGTGATGAACAAATTAATGCAATTGGGTTACAAGATTCTGGATCTCTTGCACTGAATAACGACCAGAATCCATTTAATGATAGAACGTATGTATACGATCCTGTTGCACCAAATGCAATTAATTTATATGTGTTGGGATATGATGATCAACGCAGACTTGCTAAATTAAATGGGTTGGTCAAACGAAATCTTGCAAAATATTTGGAGCAATATAGAGTATTGACCGACGATGTTAACATTGTAGATGCATTTGTTGTTAACATTGGTGTAGAATTTCATATAGTAGTTTACAGAAACTATAATATGAATGACGTACTTGCTCGTTGTATCGATGCAATAAAAGATTTTTTTGATACAGATAAATGGCAGATTAATCAGCCTATTATTATGAACGATCTCAGATTGACAATTGGATCGGTAGACGGTGTTCAAACTGTTACTAATGTAGCAATTACTAACAAGTATAAATTTAAAGATGGTCGTGATTATTTTGAATATCGATATCCAATTGATGAAGCAAATGTGGAAGATGTAATATATCCATCTCTAGACCCATGTATTTTTGAAGTGAGATATCCAGATACAGATATTATTGGTCACGCTAGACAATAAATGAGATAATATATGAGAACATTTATAAAACCAACACAAGACGCTACCATATATCAGAGATATCCAACCATTAATTCAGGTTTGGATGAAATAATAGAAATAGGTAAAGTAACTAATATTGAAGACGGTGCGTCTAGATATGCAACTGCATCTGCACGTATCTTACTAGATTTTGATATTCCGTCCAATCAACAATATGTAACTGGATCTAAATACTATTTGAACTTACGAATTGCAAACGCAACTCGTGTAAACCGATACCAGAAAATAGAAGTTTATCCGATCTCACAGAGTTGGATTGAAGGTAGTGGATATTTTTATCAAGATATACAAAATACCCAAGATGGCGTATCTTGGGAGTCGGCCAGTGCAGAAATTGTGTGGAATTCTGCTGGTGCAGATTATGATGTAACATCTCCATTTTCTTCATCCTATGAACTTACAAAGTTTCCCATAGAAGATATAAAGATAGATGTTACCAATATAATAGAACCTGTGGTACAGGGGACAAATTTAATACCTTGGAATGGATTACTGCTTAAATTTCCCACAGCAGACGAAGAAAATTTTAGTAACATAGGAAACATTAAATTTTTCTCGTCAAATACACACACAATATTTAGTCCAACGGTAGAAGTTGTTTGGTCAGATCAAACTTTTACTACTGGATCACTAAAACAAATACCAAATAGTAAGGTTTCCGTAATTCCAAAAAATTTAAAAGAATCATATGTTGTTGGCGAAATTGATAAAATTTATCTAGTAACACGAGACCCATTTCCCGACAGACGATTTGATTCGGTGCAACGATATAAATCTACATACTTTTTACCATCGGAATCATATTTTAGAATACGTGATGTTGTTTCCGGCGTAACATTGTACGATTTTGATTTGTATTCTGCAATAAGTTGTGATGCAACTGGATCATATTTTATACTAGATACGACTTATCTAGAATCAGATCGATATTATAGTATTGATTTAAAAGTCAAATCAAGCAATTTAGTGTTCTATCCAAAGTTTGATTATGAATTTAAGGTAGACGTAAATGCGTAATATACTAAATTCATATATACCAAAATTCTTAGTAGATTTAAACCGAGAAAACGACGACATCATAACGGTAACCACGCAGTATTTCTCTAAAGAAGGCGACGTATATGAGTTGGATAGACGGACGGTTGCGCCTAGATTAATACAAACAACACAATCGTTACAAGAATTACGTCCAGAAATATCGGACGTATATCCGTTTAAAACGGTAACGCAGATAGATTATGATGGGTCTACGTTAATATTTGTTCCTACGTTGGATTCTGTGCCAACTGCTTCACAGGGGTATTATGCACCTATATATTTCGAACGATATGATCCGCTTGTCATGAAAAACGTTGACACGCAGTTTGTAGAACTGACAGTAAGTATACCAGGCAGTGAAGAACAAGTAGGAGCACCCTGATTATGCCAAATCAATATAATTTTAGAAGTGATATCACTACAGTAGAAGATACGCGGTTTCAAGCATCACGTATTGTAAATGTCCCAACCGAAGGTATATTTGCAGAAGAAATTCCAGCCAGTTTTGGGTTTGACAACGAAGATACTATAGAAGTGCATTTCTATACCAGTCCTGAGAATATACTGATTTTAAGTACGACAATTGGTATTCTTGATGGAATAGTAAAATCTCATATAGTTTCATATAAAGATGATACTCATAAAAATTATATGCGAATTGATTTTACTAAACTATTCGTAGATAAAAATTTGATACTAATACCAGGCGATTATCGCATGGTCATAAACTTTTTTTCAGATGAAATTGGATCTTACGATGATCGGCGTCTAACAATAGATAATATATCATCAGATAGAACTGAAGTAGAATTGCGTTTTAATAATACAGTTAACGAAGTATTTCGTAAAGAAAATTTGTATCTACTCAAAGAGTTTGTGGAACCATCGTTCAATAAGACCGATGCGGTCGGTGTTGCTGAAAAGATTTTTGTAACGGGTGTTTCTTTAGGCGAAGATGGCGAAGGACTTACTGCCAATAACATCAGACGAAATATAGAAGTTAATAATATTCAAACAACAGAAGATACCCTTGATAGAATAAATAGAATTAATTTAAGTACTATTTTTGATACACAATTGAATGATTTTATCCAAGAACTGTTCAAATATATAAGAGAAGAAATAGTTATTAAGGGGGATGATAGAATCCAACGGGACGAATATCAGCAGTTCATACAAAAGATAGTGCAAGAAAAAATTATCAATTTACGGCAAACGGTGGATTCTCGCATCGTAATAAGCTAACATAACGGAAATCATACATTATGCTTGAAGAACAAGATTATGAGTATCTAAATTCAGTACTTACTGCGTCAACTGGTGGATCCGGTGGTAACACCGCCGGATCTACTATCGAAGAAGGCGCAGATGGCGGTGGAGGTGGTCCGCCTCCAC